TTGATAACTGGAATCCTGAAACTTATTTATGGATTTTACAAGAAGTAGATGTTCCTTATGTTCCAGAAGAATGGTATAAATTACTTTCTAGTTATGGGAAAGATAGAAGTAAAGTTACTGGAATGACTATTATTGGACGTTATCTTTCTAAAATGAAATTGAAACAATGGAATCAGTATCGTTGGAAAGATAGTGACTTTCTGCAGGAACTTGCTAATAGTAAAATGGAATAGGCAATGAAGCGTCAAGGATTTGATGCTCAACAAATTACTGAAGCAGTAAATCGCGCAAGTTTTGATATTCCTACTGAAGAATTGGAGATTCCAGAAGAAGTTTTATAGCCTGGGCAAACAATTAAAGAACAAGCATATAGTGCGCCTGTTTTTAATTATATGCCACCCCCAGAACCAATTGAAGATAATAGTATTGAAGATTCTTTAACAGATGATGAAAAATTAACTCTTCGCATAAAATGGGGAAAAACATATAAACCAGATGAATGGGTTCAATTAGAAAAACTTTATAATGAAATGATGGAATCTTATGATATTCAATCTGCTGGACATATTGATACATTAAAAATGATATGTAAGACATCTTTGAAAGCAAATCAATTACTTGATATTGGTGATGTTGATGGCGCTCAAAAGATGGTTAAAATGTATGATATGTTGATGAAGTCTGGTAAATTTACTGCGGCCCAAAATAAAACAGAAAGTGGTAATGCGGTTGATTCTATTTCAGAATTAGTTGCTTTATGTGAAAAAGATGGCTTCTTTCCTCGCTATTATGTAGATGGGCCTCAAGACAAAGTAGATAGAACATTATAGGATTTATAGAAATATACTCGTCAATTAGTTACTGAAGAAATGAATTTGGGTAATTTAATTGAAAGTGCCGTTAAACAAATTCAAATAGATAAAGAAAAAGAAGCACTTCAAGATGCTGATGCGGCTAATGATGATGAAGTATTTGAAGCTGAATTATTTGATGAAGAAAATGAAAAAGCCTATCTTAAAGATGAAGATTTCCAATAGCTTAACGAATTAATTGAAGAAGATGAAATAGATGATGAAGAATATCTTGAATCATTGATTTCTGATGATTAGGAGTTGATTTAATTGGCGCTTGCGGATTTGCTTGAATTATCAACTAATACAAAAAAGATTGGTATTTCTGAAGAACGTATTGAACCTATTAAACCATATATTCGTTAGTATGTAAGTTATTGGAGAGAATATCCAGATATGTTTATAGATTTCCTATAGACAGGTGTAGATGGAAAAATTCCTGATGATGGATTACATTTTTATTTTTATCAAAGAGTATTTTTGCGCGTAGCTATGCGATATAAATATGTCTATATGGTATTCCCTCGTGCGTATTCTAAATCATTTCTTTCTGTTCTAGTATTAATGATCCGTTGTATTCTTTATCCTCGCGCAAAGTTATTTGTTACATCAGGTGGTAAAGAATAGTCAGCAGGAATCATAAAAGAAAAAGTTGATGAATTATGTAATCTTGTGCCAGCTCTCGATCGAGAGCTAGATAGAAGGCCAGGAAAAACAAGAGTTAGTAAAGACTATTGTATCTTTATGTTTAAAAATGGTTCTTATTTTGATAATATTGCGGCAACTGAAAAGTCAAGAGGAAAACGTCGTCATGGTGGATTAATAGAAGAGTGTGTCGGTGTAGATGGAGAAATTCTTTCATAGGTTATTATTCCTACAATGAACGTTTCTCGTTTATGTATGGATGGCACATCTCAACAAGAAGAAACATTAAATAAAAGTTAGATATATGTGACTACCGCAGGTTGGAAAGGAACATTCGCATATGATAAACTAATCCAACTATTGGTGTGGATGGTTACTGAACCAGAGAAGGCTTTTATTATGGGTGGCACTTGGCGTATTCCAGTATTAGTAAAATTATTAGATAAAACATTTATTAAAGATTTACAACAAGATGGTACTTATAATGAGGCATCCTTTGATAGAGAATATGAAAGTAAATGGTCAGGAACTACTGAAAACGCTTTCTTTAATGGAGAAACTTTTGATAAACATAGAGTATTAAATTAGCCAGAATATGAACATTCTGGTCGTTCATCTGTTCATAGTATTTATATATTATCTGTTGATGTAGGTCGTAAAGGTTGTGATTCTGTAGTATGTGTATGGAAAGTAACACCATAGTCTACGGGACCTGCTATTAAAACATTAGTAAATATATATACTATGAATGATACTCATTTTGAAGATTAGGCAATTAAATTAAAAAGATTATATTATAAATATAAAGCTCGTCGTCTTGTAATAGATGCTAATGGTCTTGGTATTGGATTAGTAGATTATATGGTAAAACCATAGCATGATCCAATTACTGGAGATGATTTTCCAGATTTTGGTGTTTATGGCGGAACACAAGAAGATGCGGCTGATGAATATAAAAAGTTTAGAACTGAAAATACTGAAGAAGATGCTATGTATTTAATGAAAGCAAATGCGCCAGTTAATACAGAAGCACATGCTAATTTCTAGACTATGCTTAATGCTGGAAAGATAAAATTTCTTATTGATGAACGTATTGCTAAATAGAAATTATTAAATACAAAAGCAGGACAAAAAATGAGTCCAGAAAAAAGGGCAGAATATTTAAAACCATTTACTCTAACTTCCATATTAAAAGAAGAAATGGGAAATCTTCGAGAAGAAAACGAAGGTGTAAATATTATTCTTAAACAAGCAAATAAAGGTATTCGTAAAGATAAATTTTCTGCTGCTGAATATGGTTTATTATATATTAAAATGGAAGAAGAAAGTAAAAAACGTAAAAAGAAATTTAAAATAACAGATATGATGTTTTCAAATTAAGAAGAGGTGAGAGAAATGAGAAGTAGTAGAGGAGAAATCATGATAGAAGAAATTCTTCAAGAATCAGGTCTGAATTTTGAAGAAGAGTATATTTTTCCTGGACTAAATAGTTCAAATGGGAGACCTCTTCGATTTGATTTTGCTGTATTTGATGATGATGGAAATATTGATTTTTTAATAGAATATTAGGGCAGCCAGCATTATATACCAAGTTCTAAATTTGGTGGTAAAAAGGGCCTTTATTAGCAACAATTTAATGATAATAAAAAAAGAAGATATTGCGCTTTACATAATATTAAACTAATTGAAATTCCTTATACTGAAGAAAATTTAGTTAGTTATGATTATATTATGAAAAAAGCTGGCTATTAAAGGAGGTAAAATCTTGGACGAAAATTTACAAGAAACAAGACAAGATACCATCCATGCCAAAGGTTTTGACTTATTCAATTTTGGATATGCGCGACCAGAAGATATTCCAGAATCTGCTGTTACAGATTATGGGAAAATTAAAGTTGGAGTAAAACAATTAGAAGATGCTATTTTAGATATTGGTACATTAAAACTTGCGCGGCCACCTTATTGTAGTAAAAAAGATATTATGGACGCAATTGTTAGAAGAGATTATAGAAAGATGAGAATGATTTCTGATTTCTTCTATGCGGCAAGTGGTATTTACCAAACTGTTTGTAATTATTTTGCTTTTCTTTATAGATACGATTGGTATGTATATCCTGAGAATGTTAAAGAATCAGCAAAACCAGAAAAAGTAATTGAAGAATATACTAAGATTTTAACTTATCTTGATGGAAGTTATATTAAAAAGCTCTGTGGAGAAATTGCTTTAAAAGTTGTAAAGTATGGTTGCTATTATGCTTATATTATTGATGGGCAAAAAGGATTAGCTTTACAAGAATTACCTTATGAATATTGTAGAACAAGATATTCAGTTAGTGGATTACCAGCTATTGAATTTAATATGTCTTTTTTTGATGATAAATTTCATGATGTAGCATATCGTATGAAAGTATTAAAAATGTTTCCTGATGAATTTGCTAAAGGATATGCTTTATATAAACAAGGTAAATTAGTTGATGATGATATTTATGGTGTTTATAGTCCTGAATTTAAAAAGAGTTATGGTTGGTATTTATTAGATCCAGGAGCAACAATAAAATTTAATATTAATGGAAGTGATATGCCAATCTTTATTAATGCACTTCCTGCTATATTAGATTTAGATGCTGCACAAGAATTAGATAGAAAAAAGCAAATGCAAAAATTGCTTAAAATTTTAGTATAGAAATTACCAATGGATAAAAATGGTGATTTAATTTTTGATGTGGATGAAGCAAGAGACATTCATAATACAGCTGTTGCAATGTTAAAACGTGCGGTCGGTGTTGATGTTATTACAACATTCGCAGATGTTGAATCTATTGATATTAGTGATAAAAATACAACTACTTCAACAGATGATTTAGAAAAAGTTGAGCGCACTGTTTATAACGCAATGGGTGTTTCAAGAAACTTATTTAATACAGATGGAAATCTTTCATTAGAAAAATCTATATTAGATGATGAATCAACAATGCGCAATTTACTCTTGCAATTTAATGTATTTTTTGATAGAATTATGGAGAAAAAGAACACAACTAAAAAGTTTAATTTTAGATTTGTTATGCTTGAAACAACTTAGTATAATTATAAAGATTTAGCTAAATTATATAAAGAATTCACGGCAAATGGACAATCTAAATTTATGCCGGCAATTGCGCTTGGACATTCTTAGAGTTCTGTTCTTAATCTTGCATATTTTGAAAATGAGATTCTTGATTTACCAAGTATTATGATTCCACCTTTGATGAGTTCAACAATGAATGGACAAGATATTTTGGCCACAAGAAGTCAAAGGAAATCAAATAATTCTGATAATACATCAGAAATTGGTCGTCCAGAACTTCCTGATGATTAGAAGTCTGAAAAGACCATTCAAAATAGAGAATCTATGAGTTGAGAGGAGGGTTAATCAAGTAAATGGCTCATGTTAGTATAAATATGGATAATATGCCTATTGAATTTTTACAAATAGAAGCGATTAATCCTCTTATTTCAAAATGTCAAATAAAAGTTTGTTATGTTGGGGATGAACCTAATCGTAATCGAAGTGTAATTACGAAAGAAGTGGCAAAAGATTTAGCAGCTACTTTACCTGGTTGTCCTATTGTTGGTTTTTATAATGAAGATAAGGGAGATTTTGAAGAACACAATAGAGTAATTGATATTTCAAATGGTAAATTTGAAATTAAAGACACTACTCGCCCTTATGGCTTTGTACCAACTGATGCTAAAGTATGGTTTTAGTGGTTTGAAGATGATGGTGTCCCTCATGAATATTTAATGACTGAAGGATATATTTGGACAGGCCAATATCCAGAGACATAGAGAATTATTGAAAAAGGTAATAATCAATCTATGGAACTTGATACAAATACTTTAGATGCTTTTTGGACAAAAGATAGTAATGGAAAACCATAGTTTTTCATAATAAATGAAGCAATAATGTCTAAGCTTTGTATTTTAGGAGAAGATTGCGAACCTTGCTTTGAAGGCGCATCTATTACTAATGTACAATTTTCTTTTGAGGATGGGTTTAAACAATAGCTATTCTCAATGTTGGAAAAAATGCAAGAAATTTTGACTAAAGATGAAGGAGGAACACCAGTGTTTAATACTTATGCTGTTGAAATTGGTGGCGGCCTTTGGGATGCTATTTATGAATATATGTGGGGGCATTATCTTGATGAAGATTATTGCTTAATTTATAGCATTGATGGCATTTTTGAGGACGGCGACCAAAAGTTCGCCATTCTTCGTAATCGCAAAGATCTTACATATTATCGTTTAAATTTCTCTCTCACTGAAGAGAATGGTTTCCAGCCTGCTGAAGAACTTGAAAAAGTTTCTCCAGATTATAAGTCTGCGGAGACACCTCAATTTGCTCTTGAAGAAGTTGAAGCTTATGAAGCTGAATTCAAAAAGAGTAAAGAAGAGAAGAAAGAAGAAGAGGATAATAAAGAGGACCCAAAGTCTGAAGAAAAAGATCCTGAAGATGAAGACGAAAAGAAGAAAAAAGACAAATACAATCTTGAAGAAGTTGTTGAATATCAAGAACTTCTTGAAAAGTATTCTGCTCTTGAAAGTAAGATTGAAGAATTAAATGTTGAACTTAAAAACTTAAAAACTGCTAATAATAGTTTAACAGAAGAAAAAGAAAATCTTACTGAACAACTTAATACTCTTAATGAGTTTAAATTAAAAATTGACAGAGAAAAGAAACAAGAATTAATTGATTCTTTCTATATGCTCTCTGATGATTTAAAGAAAGATTGCGTTGATAACATTGACACTTATAGTCTTGATGATATTGAAGCAAAGCTTTCAGTAATTTGCGTACGCAATAAGGTCAGTTTTGATCTTGACAAGCCAGAAGAAAAGAAGGAAGTTGTTTTCAATCTTGATTCTGTGGATAATTCTTATGATGATATCCCTGCTTGGGTACAGCGCGTACAAGCAGTTGCAAAAGAAAAGAATATTTAATTGAGGAGGAAAATATAAAATGCTTAGTGAATTCTTAAAAAAGAATATTCAAAGCCAAGCTGGTTATATTCAGGCTAATGGTTATGGCTATGGTCAAGTAGAACCAAACCACCTCTCTGCTCAGGCAACAAAGGAAGTTTATGCGCAGTTACCTGCTAAGAAGGATATTGAGATTCTTGAAAATGGCCAATTCGTAAAATATAATTATGCTGATGAAGTCGTTGATTTTGAAGGTCCAGGCGAATGGATGCTCGTATTCAATGAAATTAAACTTTATCGCGATCATCAGATTGATGCTGAGTTCGCAATGTTAAGAGACAATTATCAAGCTCGTGTTTATAGCCCATTTGGTGGTGAAAAATACGGTAATTCTCCTGATACTACTTGGGATAAACAGTCTCGTTATTACAATGGAGTAGATGCTGATGGTAATGATTCTATTACTCTTGGTGATAAGACCTATAAGTATGATGATGTTACTGCTGCTCCTGATATGTATGAACTTCATTACAATGAAGATCCATTCCATATTGAGTCTCTTTATCAAGAGAAGATGATGCCAGAGAATGGTAGTTCTATGGTTCCTCGTGTTCTCAAGACTCATGTTGGTGATATTTTCACAACCAATATGATTGCTGATAGCACTGTCGCTGTTAAAGATGTTCTTAGCCCACGTAAAGCTGATGGTATCCTTTCCAAGTCTGGCGATGGCTCTATTCAATGGCAAGTAGTTAAAGTTTATACCATGCCTGATCATCAGCCTGGTGTTAAATTAATGCGTATTAAGTAATAGGAAGGAGAGTAGAAATAATGTTAGAATATAAAGAATTACTTCAACTTATGAAAGCAGCTGCTAAGGCAGACGCTTCTGCTCCTGTTGCTTATAGCTTTAATGGACAGAACCTTAGCTTTGAAGCTCTTAATGAAACTCTTCGTGAGGAACTTAATGAACTTTGCGGTTCTAATGCTGCTTATCGTGAAAATAAAAATACTATTTTTAGTTTAATTGAACAGACTCTCGATGAAGTTCTTCCTAAGAAGATCACCGAGACTTATATGCAGTTTGCTGAAGTAAAGACCTTTGGTCAGGGTGATAAGCCCATCTTCCGCAGAAAGCTCAATTCTAATAATCGTGCAAAGCAATTCATTACTCGTATCGGTCTTGCAGGCGTCTATGAAGTCTTCAAACTTGGTCGTAATGAAGAGGCTTTTGAAGTTCGCACCAGTGCTATTGGTGGCGCTGCTCAAATCGGCTTTGAGGAATTTCTTGATGGTCGTGTTGATTTCGCAGAAGTAACTCGTATTGTTTATGAGGGTATGGAAGAGCTCATCGCAAAAGAAGTTGCTCATGCTCTTAAGGCTTCTGTCAATCAGCTTCCTCCTGCCAACCGCGTTGCTGCTAATGGCTTTGATGAAAATGAATTCGATCGTCTTATCTATATCGCAAGTGCTTATGGTACTCCTGCTATTTATTGCACTTATGAATTTGCTGTTAAGATGATTCCTCAAGAAGCTTGGCGTTATACCGAAGGTATGAAAGAAGAGCTTTGGCGCACTGGTCGTCTTGCTAATTACAAGGGTCATACTGTGACTATCCTTGAGCAAGGCTTTGAAGATGAAACCAATAGCCGCAAGGTTATTGATCCAGGTTATTGCTGGATTATTCCTGCTGGCGCAAATAGTAAGCCTGTAAAGATTGCTTTCGAGGGCAATACTCTTGTTCAAGAACTTGATAACCGTGGTGACTGGTCTAAGGAAATTCAGGTTTATCGTAAGGTTGGCGTAGTTGCAATGCTCGCTAATGACATCTGCTGCTATGTTGACACTTCTCTTATGGGTCAGATGGAAACTTGGTTCCTCAATGGTGTAACTGGTAGTGTTATTACTTATGATGGACGCTTTGATGGAGCTATGAATGAAGATGGCTCTGCTGCTGGTGGTAATGAGGGTGGCAACGCTTCTGGCGGTAATACCGATCCTACAAATCCATAATTTTAATTTAATATAATTTATTCTACTTGGGGAGAGGGAGTAAATCTCCCACTCCCCAATTTGTTTTTATGTGAAAAAGGAGATAATTAAATATGGCAAAGAAAATGTATTATTACAATGTTAAAAATCGTAGTGCTGGAACAGTTGTTTATCATATTCCTGAAGATAATATTCATAGACGTTTTGCGCCAGGTGAATTAAAAAGAATTTCATATGAAGAACTCCTTCATTTAAGTTATCAGCCAGGTGGTCGTGAATTAATGGCTAATTTCCTTCAGATTCAAAGTGAAGGTGTTCCAAAAAGTTTAGGAATTAAAACTGAACCAGAATACTATATGAGTGAAAAAGAAGTCATTGAATTATTACAAAATGGTAGTCTTGAGGCTTTCTTAGATTGCCTTGATTTTGCGCCAGAAGGTGTTATTGAATTAGTAAAGAAGTTTGCGGTTTCACTTCCTCTTAGTGATTTTTAGAAGCGCCAAGCTTTAAAGAATAAAACAGGATTTGATGTTGATGCAGCAGTTGCTAATTCAGGACAAGAGCCTGATGCAAAGCAAGAAGAAGAAATTAAGAAAGAGCAAACAGCTCCTGTGGCTGGTAGAAGAACAACAGCAAATTATAAGGTAGTCACACCATAGAGCTAATTTTAAGAAAGGAGGCGGCTATGACTAGATTTACAGATGTTTATAATCGCTTTCTTGGAAAAATTACTGATGATATGTATCTTGAATTAACCCCATAGGACACAATTAAGGATTTGCGCAATATGATAATTGAAGCAATTCCTGGATTTGAATTTCCAAGATGTAATCTTTATGATTATACAATTGATTAGGAAATTAAACCTGAAGATGAAGTTCAAGAAGATGAAATGATTATTGGACTTTTATGGGATGATACAATTGAAGATGATGATTTGGGGAAAGCCCCCTTAGTAGTAGTTGAAAAATCCACGTTTGCTGGAGATTTGAACTCTGAAGAAATTAATATTTTAGCTATTCTTATGATGATAAATTGGGTATAGCGTTAGGTAACTTCTATTGAAAATACACGTATGAAATATAGTGGAGCAGATTTTAAAATGACTTCACAAGCAAACCATTTATAGAAACTTTTAGGTTTATTAACAGAATGCCATCGGCAATCACACCATATGCAGAGGTTATATAAACGTAGAAGAATTAATCATGATGATAATAGATATGCTTCTAACTGGTCTAATGCAGTTGGGCATGGAGTGTATTATTAATGGTTAATAAATATAACATTGATTTTTCAAAAGAAGAAATAAAAGATGAGGTAATACGGTTAACTAATCAACTTTGGAAATTAATTCCTATGTGGGAAAATAATGAAGATTGGAATAAATAGTTAGAATCTGTTATTATTGATATTGCGGGTAAGGATGAAATTTTTCTCCATAACTCGCATTTTTTATAGCTTCTTTCAAAATTAGAAGGATTACGTGTAGAAGAAACAGAATTTATTATTTATAGAAAAACAGTATTTGAATGTATTAATTTAATAAATGAGGTAATAAAATGAATATTCATCCTTTACAACATTAGCAAAATCTATCATTAGATTTAATGAATAAAAGATTAGGTTCATTAGTAATTCCTCCTGTTTATTATAGAGATACTGTTGACAATGCTAACTTAATGGCTGAATAGTTAAATGTTCGTGGTGGATATCCCCAACAAGAAAGAATGATTCGAGATAAAAGAAGAGCATTAGATCATGCTACAAAATATTCTTATTAGGCAGTACGTATTAAAAAAGTACAAGATGGTAAAGACATTGATAAAGATTGCATGAATATGCCGACTGTGCGCGCATTAATTAATCCTGATAAAGTAAAAATGGATTATGATTAGAAAATCTTATCAGTAAGATTTGATCATGATTTCTAGCCAGGTGATATATTTGAATGGTCGCGCACTGGTAGTTATTGGATTATATTAACTCAAGATGTTGATGAAGTAGCATATTTTAGAGCAACTATTAGAAGATGTTCTTATCAGATTAGATGGATAGATGAAGATGGTGAGGAACATGCAATTTATTGCGCAGTTCGTGGACCAGTAGAAACAAAAATTGATGATTATGATCGTCATAATATACTTTTTAATGATCCCAATTATTCTCTTGATATCTACATGCCAAAAAATCCTTTAACAATGAATAGATTTAAACGTTATGATAAATTTTATTTAGCTGGCGCAGATGATCCAGATGATAAGATTTGTTGGCGTGTTGAAGCGACTGATTCTATTTCTACTCCTGGAATTTTAGAAATTCAAGCAACTGAATACTTCTCTAATAATACTTAGGATGATGTTGATAATGGTCTTGTTGGTGTATTAATTACTCCTGAAGAAGATCCTAATCTATCAACTGAAAGAAAAGTTATATTTATTGCTGGAGAAACATTTATTAAACCTTCAAAAGTTTATGAATATACTATTGGTATTCCTAGTGCTTAGAAGTGGGAAGTTGATAAAAAGTATCCTGTCAAATTAGAACCATTTACTAATGAAAAAGGATATAGTTGCGTTAAAGTCAAATGGCTTTCCCCATATAGTGGGGAATTTGAATTACGTATTGGAAATTATAATAAGACTATTGTAGTTGAATCATTAATATGAGGTAAATAAAAATGAGAGTACAAAATTATGAAAGACCCTAGTCTTCTTTTCTTTCTGTAGAAAAAGACATGGGCATTATTATAGATAATATTTTAAAAAACCCTCGAATTCAAAGGCTACTGTATTATACTTCTGCTGATGCTTTAAGTAAACCAGATTTAGATGATGATTAGAAATTATCATTATTAGAACATAATATTAAAATTGTTCCCAAGATTACTGTTGATAATGTTGAATATAATTATTTATTAATTAGTTTTAATAACTTTATTTAGAGTTCTAATCCAGAATTTAGAGATAATGTTATTGAATTTGATATAGTTTGTCATCTTGAAAACTGGTAGTTAAAAGATTTTCAATTAAGACCTTTTAAGATTGCGGCAGAGCTTGACTATATGTTTAATAAGAAACGTTTAACAGGTATTGGTTTGTTAGAATTTCTTAGTGCATAGGAAAAAGTGCTTAGTGATGAGTATGCAGCAGTCTGTTTGAAATATATTGCTTATCATGGTGGAGAAGATAAATATCATAATGTATCTCCAAAACATGAAGAGCAATTACAAAAGGATTTTTGGAATTATAAGGAAAATAAGAAAGAGTAATGGATACAAGATTAGCAATGATATGCGGCACTGATATACC